CATTTGCAGTGTCATAGTCAGTCCCGGTGTAGCGACGGAACATGTTGCGCAGGTCCGGCACCCGGAACGTGTTGGCGTCCACGTCCACGAAATAATGCGCGCCGAGGTTTGCACTCCAGCTGGCCTGGCTCACGACCAGGCCGTTTTCCTGTGCATAGGCCCACAGGCGGGCATATGCCGTTTTCGGCAACACGCCGCCCGCAGCATCGACCTCGCTGGGCAGCGGCACCACCGTGTGGCCATCGAGCGGGCGACCGCACAGGGGCGAGCGGTATCCGGTGTAGTACTGCGTGCTGGTCCAGATCCAGACCTCGCTGCATTCGGCGACCACCACCGGCCCGATGTCCTGCGTCGGCAGCGCCGAGATGGAAACCACCGGAGGCGCGCCCAGCAGCGCGCGCACCTCGTTGGGCGACATCCGCACAAACCCGCCGTCGGCAGAGCCGACCAGGATTTGGTTCTGGCCGATGGAGCCCAGCCCGGTCCCGCCGCGCGCTACTGCGAGCGTCCCGGACTTAGCGTCGTCCATATTCAGGTTCTGGAATGCGTGGAGCAGCAAGTTCAGCGTACCGGCATTCATCTCCTGGCCAGTGGCATCGGCCACGGCCTTCACCTGCTGGAACAGCCACGCCATCTTCTGGTCCGCCAGTTGCTGCACCTTATTGAACTGCTCCACCGTCGGCGGCAACGAGCCGATATAGGCCCAGCCAGCCTTGTACTGCGGCAGCGTGATAACGTCGGCGGTGCCGTTTTCGCCCCACAGTGCCTGAAAAAGGTCGAAGAAGGTCGGATCTGCCATCAATTTATCCTTCGCGCCAGCACGCCGACGCCAAAGCCATAGAAACCCTGTCCGCGGAAGCCAAAGGGCTTTTCCGTCGAACCGGAAATGATCTGGACGCCCACGCCAGCGGCCTTGGGCACCCACTTGTGGGGGTTGATCATGAGCGGATCGTTGGGGCCTGGAATTCGGCTGACCCAGATCCGGATCTTGGCGTTGCCGGCGTCCTGCACGACCACGCGCGACACGTCGAAAATGGGTTTGAGCGACGACGAGATTTCCGGCGTTGTCCCGTGCCCGTTGTTGAGCGCGATTTTCCAGTACAAAAGCTTTCGGTATTCGGGATCCAGCAGGGTGGTGGAGCCGCCAACCGCCCGCTCGTTCGCCCGCCGCAACCGCGCCTGGCCGAAACCACCGATGTTAGGCTGCCCCAGGAATCCGAAGAATTGCACATAGACCGCCTCGTCAATAACCCGAGGCAACCCGACAATCTCGCCGATCCCGTCGAGCTGCGCACCCACCGCAGTGTCTAACCAGCGCTGCTCGTACATGTCCCGTAGCGCGCCCTGCAGGCCCTGGGCTGGCTTGAGCAGCGCTTTGACCAACGCCTCCAGTCGCGGCTTTGCCTGGAACTGGCCGAGCCAATGGCCCCACGCGACGCTCGCGTGCTCTTGTTGGAGGTCCATCACGTCACCTCGATGCGCGAGCGATCAAACACCGCGACCTGCATATCCAGGATCTCGATGTTCGAGGCGGAATAGTCGCCAGGCTCAGGCACAAACCCCGGGTCTGTGGACGATGCCAGGAGCAGCTCTACCGACGCAATGCCCTGCGTTTGATAGATGGCCCCAAACAGCCTCTGTCGGATCACATCATCACCGATGGAGAAACTCTCGCCGGCTGCGGCCAGATTGGCGGCGATGGCGTCAAAGCCATCCGGTGGAAATGGCTGCTCAGCCGGCGGCAACAGCGTTACCGCGCACGACACCCATACGTAGACCCTCTCCGGGCGGTCGAATCGGATAGGCTGCATGGCCCCCTCGTCGTCCGTGACAACGACCTCAATGCTGCCGTGGGTGTCGATGCCCGCGGCCTTCGTGCGGAAGATGGCCTTGGCCACCTCATCGTCCAGCCCGCCATCGACCACCGCGTGTATGCTGTGCGGCGGCCGCCCTGCGGAGTCCGTCACGTCGGAGTCATTCTGAAACACCCGCAGGGCGCGCACGCCTGCCACTCGGTCCCGGATGTTCGGTGCGATGCTGGGAAGCGTGGCCGCGCCGAGGCGGAACAGGCCCGTCGGATATCGGGCGCGCAGCTCGGCGTCGTTCTCGGCCAGTCGCCCCGCGATTGCTGCCTGCAGGTTCTCAACGGCCTGCCAGCCGTCCACGGCCGTCACAATACCGTTCAGGTCGCCGACGGCGGCCGTCTCCTCCGACGCGCCGTCGGAGAGTGCCAGGCCAGGCGAGCCCAGGCGCACCAGCGAGAGGTTCGCCGACCAGGTGAACGCTGCGGCCACGCGCCCATCAGTGTGGATGCGCACGGTCGCGCCGTCACTGGAAACAGCCAACCCACTCGGTTCCAGCGCCGCCACCAGGCCGGCCAGAATGGCAGGCAGGTTCGTAACTGCGGCCGCCGTGTACGTGCGCGGCTGGCCGTCGATGGTCACTGAATAGAGCGCGCCACCCTGGACCTCCGGCTGCAGCGTCACGTCTGCGGCAGCACCGGGCAGGATCTGCACGGCAGATTCCAGATGCCAGAGGTTCTGGCTCACGCGGTGCCGGACCTGGGCACCTGCCGGCACCGTCGTGCCGCTGGCGCCATACAGCACCACATAGGCTCGCGACTGCTCGTCCGTCCGCCGCTGCACGCCCGTGAACGACACCGCGCGGTCCAGTGATACGCCACTGGCCGAGTCCGGATACATCGCTAGGTAGACTCCCTCCGTCTGCTCCCACAGCGCGGCTTCGCGCTCGGCGAACGTGTCGATCAGCAGGCCGGTGATGCTGTCCGGCCGAGTCTCCATGGTTTCGCTGACGCCCGCCGCCAGTAGCCGGGCCCGCAGATCCTCAATGATTGCCTGCCGGATTTCGGGCAGGCGCATGCGCACAAACCCATCCGGCGTTACGCCGTAGGCCATAGGTAACCTCGCAAAAAATCCAGGGTGGTTTACGACACCTGGAGCGTCACAACGTCGTTGACTCTGCCGTCGGTCGTTTCCGACTCGAACGTGACGCGCAGCGCGCGCTGGGTTCGCTCGATCTCGAGCGTGAGGCGGCCAACGCGGGCCACGCCCGGCACATCCAGGATGCGGGCGCGCAGCACGGCCTCGATCGTCGCCCGGTCGGGGTTCTTTACCAGAATGTTCTCGAAATATGGCACCCCGAAGGAGGTATCGAGAAACCATTCCCCGAGGAAAGCCAGCAGCGTCACCTTGATCTGCTGACGGATGCGGTCCGCGCCGCCGATCAGGCGAGTGCGGCCCAGCGCATCGGTGGCCAGGTCGTGGTCCTCGCCAAGTGCAAGATCGAGGCTCATCAGACAGGATCCTCCGTCATGCCACCCATTCCGTTCGGGTGTTTATGCGTGCTGCCAACGTTCGTGCCGTTGTGGGTTAGCGAGCCGTTGCGGAAGTTGACGTTGCCGTCGATGTTAATCGTCTCACCGCTCTCGCCACCGGAACCGTTCATGCCCTGGGTGTATGTCAGCAGCCCGTTTACCGTGAGAGGGCCGTTGAACGTGCCTGTTTCCATGTTGACGGTCCACGTTTTCACGTTGATCGTCAGATCGCCCTGCGGCGACAGTTTCAAGGTGCCGGGCCCGTACTGCATGCTGACGTTTTCCGTGTCGGCCGCCACCGTGCCGGGACGAACCACGGGCGTGGCGAACGCGTCGGACAGGTCGAACTGCCGCGGATCATCTGGCGGGCCGTTGCTGCCCGCCAACCAATTCTCCAGGGCACGCGCTGAGAAGGACAACTTGATCGGGTCGCCCGCCTTGAGCGGCACCGAGATCAGCGCCTGCGCGCCGTTCACGTCGCCCACCGGCCAGCAGACCGGGACGTGCACGATCTGCGGCGGCGACAGCACATCGCCATTGGCCAAGCGCTTGGCGAGCGCCGGGCGCGCCGTGACGTGCGTGCCGTCGTAGGCCACCACTTCGCCCGGCAACGTCGTGTACACCTCGGACAGCTCGGTAGCGATCAGCGCACGCAGCGCCGTGATCGGATTTTTCATTTCGTTCCCCCTTTCTTTTTCGGAGGTGCGTAGCGGTCCACCAACTGCAGCTCGGTCTGCCAGTCGCCGCCGGCGCTGTCGCCGGTGTGACGCAGCGCGTCGACACGCAAGAAAGCCTCAACCGTGCGGCTCTCCAACCTCACCAAGTCCCCGGGATTGAGCGTTGGCAGCAGCAAGGAGTTGACCCGCCAGCCGTCGCGCTGCTGCCGTGCGCTCACCAGGTTTACGTCATCGCCCGTCTTCAGGTCTTTCACCTTGGCCTTCTCGCGGGCGGCCTCGCGCATGCGCTCCGGGTAGCCCAGCAGGCCGGTATCGGCTGCAAGCACGACGGCCTGGCGCCGCGTGGTGCCGCGACGCTGTACCACCTGCAGTTGCTGGTTCTGGATCGACCATTCGAGGCCGGTTCCCTGCGTGACCTTGTGCAGCGCCGTGCGCGCCGCACCGTAGAACGAAAATCCCTGCTGCCAGCGGCGGTCCGGCACGTCGTCGGCCATCACCAGAGGCAGGCCCATCTGCCGCGCGATCTCGCGGATGATGCTGCTGGCCTGTGCGCCCGGGCCCAGGCCGATGGAAATCGCCGTGTCGCGCACCTCGGTGTAGCCATCCTTCACGATGAGCTCGGTCACCACGTCGGGCTGCTCGAATTTGGTGTACGCGAACACCACGGATCCCGAGGCCATCAACAGCGGCCCGCCCTCCTCCGCATACCCAGCGTGCAGCACGCAGCGCAGTCCAGGCTCTTCCAGCGCACGCCGCGTGTCTGGCGCCAGGTTGTAAATGCGGATGATGTGGTCGTTGGGCTCCTCCTCGGCATCCTTGCTGATGTCGAAGGTAATCCGAATGGGCTGCCTGACCTCGAGCCCTTTCTGGTTCGGCTTGCCCACCAGGAGCCGGTAAACGCGATCAAAGCGCGCCATCTGCCACCTCGGTCGAATCGACGTATATCAGAGCAACCTCGCCGGCCGGCAGCGCGGTCCGGCTGATCGTATTGCGCCGATCAGGCGCCACCGCCACGAGCTCGCCGGCCGGCACGGCGAGATGCCGATACCGCGCCAGCAGCGGCGTGTCGGGCGCCACGGCAATACCCGCCACGATGACCTCGTTGTAGGCATTCTCGATGGAGAGTGTCCACAGCTCGGCCTCGCTGTTCCATGAGAGCTGGAAAAAATAGGTCACGCCCTCCAGCTCCACCTCGGTGAGGCTGTCGTTGGCGTCGAGCACGGGGATTACGATCATGTGCCCCACCCCAAAATCTTGCTGAGATCCGTTCGCTGCTTCGCCGTCGGCTCCGCACCGTTGGCCTTGCCAGCGTTCGTCTTGGTGCTGCCGGCCTTACCCGTTCCCGTCCCGCTCGTTTTCTCCGGCGGGATGTCCGCTTGGCGCAACGTCACCTTTCGGATCTTCCGGAACTCAGCCGAGATGGTGAAACGGTCACCGGCCTCATTGGTGCGGCCGATCTCGCAGCGGACCATGGCGAAATCGACGTACACGTCCAGGCCAGTGGTAATGGTTATCGGCAGCCGGTCGGCATGAATCTTGCGCAGTGCGGCCTTGGCGCCGATCAACTTCTGTCGGCCTGTGCCGCCCCAGCTGGGCGGGCCGACAATGCTTCTGCCGACCGCGCCCAGCATCGTCGCTTCCGCCGCCGTCACCCAGCCGTCGAGCTGCAACACCTCCGATTCCTGGGCGATGTGGTCGGTCACCGGCGGCCCGTCTTCCACCGCGTAGCTGGTGGCCTGGCTCTCCAGCGAGGTGCTCTCGCTCAGAAGCGCGTCCAGCGGGATAACGCCGATGGTCGTGTTCGAGTTCAGCCCGAACATCAACGCTACGAAGGTCATGAAACACCTCTACTGAGCGGGGGCTTCCACGCCCGTCGGAAACTCGAAGAACCGCGCCATCGCGTCATTGCTGCGCCGTTGAGTCGTGGCCAGGCCGCGGCTCGTGGCGTTGGCCACTTTCTGCGGATCGCCGCCCGGCGCATTGACGTTGACCTCGTTGTGGATCTCGATCGACGCCGGCCCGCGCGCGCCGATGCCGCCAGCGCGCACGACAGCGCCCGCCGAGACGAGAGGAACGCCTGCGCCCGACGCAAACGCCTGCCATTGCTGCTGACCTCCCAGCAGCCCCTTGGGCCCCGTCATGGCGGCCCGCTGCTCGTCGGTCAGCATCTGGCCCGGCAGGAGGTTTTGCAACCACTGCGCTGCGGCTTCGATCTTGCCGGTGATCCACTTCGCGATGGCATCGCCGATTTCCTGGATTTTGCGCACCATACGGCCGCCGATATCCGAGAAAAACGTCCATAGGCCCTCAAAAGCGCCGCGCCAGTGAGCCATGGCGCCGTCCCAATCGCCCGTGAACGCGGCGATGACGCCCTTGAGAATGCCCGCCCAGAAATTCCAGATGGCCTCGATGTACTCGATGACGGGCTCCATGAACGAGCCCTTCGCGGCGTTCTTGATGCTCGTCCAGGATTCCGTGAAGAATTTGACGATGCTCGACCAGTTCGACCAGATCAGCCACAGGCCGGCCGCCACCAGCGTCACAATGCGCCCTATGGGCGTCATGGCAAACGCGCGCCACAGCAGCGGCACAGCCGTGCGCGCCAGGAACATGATGAGGCCCCGAACCGGGGAAAGGATGCGCCACAGCCCATAAACCATGACCGCGATGGTCCCCCACTTACGAATCCACGGCCCCAGCTCCTGCCCTGATCCACCCAGGGCGTTCTTGACGCTGATCAGGAACTGCCGCACGGCGTCGATCTGGTCCTTCCATTCTTCCGAGCGACCAATCAGCCCACCAAGCACCGAAATATCGCCACGCAGCCAGCCGGCGATGTCGTCTCCAATAAGATAGATCGTGTATAGGATCGCCGCCATGCGCAGCAGCGGAGCCAGCGAGCGACGCCACAGCGCCAGCATTTGCAGGGCGCCCGCCGGACCGCGGCGTAGCGCCATCGCGCTGTCCAGCCGCAACGCTGCCCGCGTGGTCGCCACCAGCGAGCGCATCAGCCCACCGGATTGCAGGGTCACCAGCGCCATCCAATTGCGCAGACGCACCAGCCCCCACGCGCCGCCAGAAAGTGCCAACAGCTTGATCACCAGGCCGATGTTGTCGGCCAGCATCTCGATGGTCTTGGTCACGCCCAGCACCGCGGCGCGCCCGAGCGTCATCTGCCCAAAGGACCTCTGGAACGCATCGCCCCACACCGTCATCGCGTCGGCGATGGTGACCGGCATGGCCTCCGCCTCGGCGCGCATCCTGGCGAGCTGCGCCTGCAGCGCCGGCAGAAACTTGTCTGTGGTGATGCTGCCAGCCTTGACCTGCTCGAGCAGCGCGGCGGTTGTGATGCCGAGCCCATCCGCCAGCGCGACCTGCAGGCGCGGTGCAGCGCGCATCAGCGTGGAGTACTCGTCCATGCCGAGCTTGCCCTGCATGATGGCCTTGGTCAGTGAAGAAACCACTGACTCCTGGTCCTGCGCCTTGGTGCTGGACAGCGCCATGCCCAGGGATAGCGCCTCGGTCACGTCCACCGTGTCCTGGGTGGTATTTCCCAGGTCAGCCATGGTGCGGCGCGTGCGCACGAACAGCTCGGCATTGTCCGTGTAGGATTTATAGGTCAGGCGCGAGATCCGCGCCAGATCCTGATCGACCTGGGCATACTCCTGTGCGGAGGCCGTGGCCTGCCGCATGCGGGCTTCCATCTGACCCCAGGCGTCGATGTCCGCGCCGATCCGCTGCAGCACCGCCCCCCCGAAAACGGCGCTCAACACGCCGCGCAGCCCGCTGAACGCGCCGGCCTGCTCGCGCGCCAGCCGCGCGCCGCGAACCACGCTGCTGTTCAGGCGTTCCTGCGCCTGACGCGCATCCTGGATACCCAGGCGCACGCCCTCCCACGCACCGATACCCACCTCGCGCACCGTATGCATGGCACCGCGCGCCCGAGCGGCCAGCCCCGCCAGCCCACTGCTGGCGGCCGCTTGGCGCAACGTCTGGCCGGCGCGGGCCGACGCCTGCGCCATGGCTGTCCGAGCTACCTGGTAGCGCTCCTGGTACCTCTTCAGGCCGGACTCGTCCACCTGGTAACGCAGGAGGGTAACCAGCTCTCGCACGATGCTCATTGGAATTTCCCACTCGCGGGCGCCTGGGCCGCATCCTGGGCGTCCATCAGGGCGTTAAGTTTCATGAGGTCAAGGAGATCGACCTCGCCACGGCGCACGGCGTCCGGGCTGACGAGGCGGGCCACAATGGGCCGCCAGATGATCAGCTCTCGTTCGAGGGCGGGGTCGAAATGCCCGACAGCGTCGCCAGCTTTTCGCGGGCCGGTCCAAAGCGGCCGGCCCATCGCGCCAAAGGGCCGGCGAAGTTGTGCCGGAGGATTTGGTACATCAGTTCGAGCACCTGGGAGAAATCCTCGAACGCCAGACCGCGCTGGGCCGGCGTGAGTTTCTGCGGCTCACGCCCGGGCAGCTCGAAACTGACCAGCTCGGGGTCGATCAGCTGGTCGGCCCAGCGCTTGAGCGCTGCGCCGCCCAGCCGGCCGGACAGCTCCCGCAGGGCCTGCACCACGGCCTGCTCGTCGCGCTCCTGTGCGGCGCCGTTGCCGGCGAATACGGCTTCCAACATGGACCCGGCCGCCGGCAGTACCTCCTTCTGCAGGTCGCCCAGCAGCTCCAGCTGACGGAACGCGTCAAACCGCGCAATATGAAACGTGGTGGTGCCGATGGGCACCGAGATAACGCGACTCATCAGGTATTACCTCCCACGACGTTGATGGACGGGCCGGTCTCGATGACCCATTCCCGATTGCCGACCTTGGCCGCATAGGCCGCTGCCGGCGTCTTGACGATCCAGGCGGAATCGGCTGCGTGCAGCGATTTCCCGCGCAGGTCGGTCACAGCCACCGGAACGGCGCCGTTACCGTCGGTCGCCTTGTCGGCTTGGTGCAGCGCCGACAGCAGCTCATTGCTGGCGCTGGTCTGCAGCAGCGTCACGGTGATGCGCAGACGCGAGTCCCGCGACATCGAGCGCGCCACCTCGCCGTCGGCGCCAGCCACCGAGGAAATGCCCTCGCCGATTTCTTCGACGTTCACGAAGGTGTCTTCGGCCAGGCCGGTCAGGGGGATGGCCCCCATCACGATCTTGATCTGACCGGGTGCATAGGTTTTCACGGACATGCTGGTCGCCCCGTTTAGATTTGTTGATAGGTCAGGTTGCCTTTGATCTCGGCCACGTGGATGGCGCCGGCCAGGCGCGCGCTGAATTTCAGGTCGCGCAGAATCCGGTTGGCCTTGTCGTTAGCCGAGATATCCATGGAGCGGGGCGCAGAGATCACGAAGCCCGGGATCTTGCGGCCCGCGCTGTCGATCTCGTCCGGCGCGATCAGCCCGCGCGCCTGACCCAGCATCAGCGCCTGCCGCACACCGTTGACGATGATCTGGATACCGTCGTCGGTGAAGGGCACCTTGCCGTCGGCGTTGATCAGCTGCGTGGCCACGTTGATCTTCACCTGCTCGGCGAGCCAGTCGCGCCCGCGAATCACGTCGATCCACTCGCCGGCGGCTACCTTTCCGTTCTGCGTGATGGCGAAGTTGCGCATCTGCTCGAACGTGTTGGCGTTCTTGCCGTGCACTGCCAGGGCCTGGCCCTCGGAGAGGTTGTCGTAGGTGACGCCCGCCAACCGCGTGTTGGCCCAGGTTTCGCCGCCCGGGTAGTACGTGAAGCGGTTAGCCATCACGGCCGATTCCAGCGCCTCGCTGGCGGCCTGGCCGTGATACCAGACGTGGGTCCGGAAATACTGCTTCTGCTGGCACTTGGAAGCGATGTCGGTATCCACCGCCGCGTCGATGATGCCGGCCTGCGCACTGGATACGCCGAACAGGCAGCCGTTAGACTCGACCCATTCGGCCGCGTCGAGCACGTCCGCCTCCACCCGGCTGGCCAGCGCCACCCCGTACCAGTCCGCGTTTTCGCGCCGGCACGCGGTAAGCGCGGCGGTGGGCGTCTCAGCGCTGGTAGGAATCGCCAGCGACAGACTGCCCTTGATGGCCACCGCGACGGCGGTTTCGGCGTCGTTTGCCGTGATCGACACCTCGGCGCCGACGGCACTGGCCTCGACCGGCGCAGCAGACGCGGTGATAGCGGCCACCAGCCCTGCGGCAATGGTGGTGGGCGTGCTGTCGGCCAACCCCGTGAATTTCGCGTCAGCCGTCTGGACTGTGCCATCGGCGGCGCGCCATTTCATGGTGATCGTGTACTCGGCGACGCTGGCGCGCGTTACCGTCACGCGCGAGGTCTCGACGTGGCGCCGCCCCACGAAAATGCGCGGCACGGCCGGAATCTGCTTGAACGCGTCGCGGACCGCGATGTAGAGCGGGTCGGCCTGGTCGATGCCCAGGTCCAGCAGCTCCGATGCCTCCGTCACCACCAGAACGCGGTTGATATCCAGAGCGTGCGCGCCCAACACCAGCACGTCGGAGAAATTCTGCTCCTTGATTGCCGTGGTGTTCAGGGAGATCGCCACATTGACGATCCGGTCGATATTTGCCATTTGCGGCTCCAAAAAATGAAAAAGCCGCCTGCTGGCGGCCGGGTGGCGAAGACAGTCGCGCTACGGCGCGGGCGCGGCTGTCGCGGTGAATGGAATTTCGGGCATGTCGGTCGCGCCGCCAGAGGTGGTGAAGGCGCCCTGTACGGTTTCTATCACACCCACGTTGGCGGCGAAGTCGCGGGCGTAGCGGATGCCCAGCTCCAGCACGCCGCGCCGCTCGTAGCGCGCGACATCGCGCAGTAGCGGCAGATCCTGCAGGCGGCCCACGTCGAATACCGCCAGGCCCAGCGCCTCGGCGCGCTCCTGATAAAGGGGATGCCGGAGGATTAACCCGAGCTCGTCCAGCCTGTCATAGGCGGCCATGCCATATGCCTGCAGCTCGACCGTGGCGTCGTCGTGCTGGCGCACGGCCTGCACGCCGTCATCGCGGACCCGGTCCATCTCGGCACCGCTGGCCTGCGCCCAGCGGATCGCCAGCGTGATGTAGGGCATGGCCGGCCGTCGTCCGTTCTCGTTGGCGAATATGACCGGCACGCCGCCAGCGGCCGCCTCCACCAGTTCAAAAATTGCGTCGTGCGGCTCCATCCCTGCTCCTGATTAATCCGTGCCGATGGGGCTATTGGTGCGCCTGCGCGCCAACTCGGCACTGCCCTCCCCGGTAGCTCGGAAGCCCCAGCCGGGTCTGGGAAAGTCTCCCGGACGTTTGGCCCCGTCCGGCCCGGTCCAAGCATCCGGGTACCCATGGGCGTGTCAGGGTGTGTTATCGGTTTCTGCCGCAGCGAGTAGCACGGCCAGGTAGCGGTAGTGGGAGATCACGCCAGACTGCCAGGGAGACACCCCCACCAGCAGGTACTCACCGGCCAGCGGTCCGGCGTCCCATACCAGCCGGTCGCCGTTGGTCCAATCCTGGCCAGCGACGTTCAACACCGCGTCGGTGTAAATACGGACCGCAGCGCGCACGCGCCGGCCCTCTGGGTTGGCCTGCAGCATGTCGTAGTCGCTCGCCTTGGCCGGCTGCACGGACGCGGCGATGGTGATGTCCGCCAGGGCGGCACCGTCCACCCAGCGCCCGCGCTCATACTGGCCCGGAGCACGGCGTCGGATGGCCTGTGGTCGGCGAAATCCCATGGCTATACCTTCTGGTATCGGATGGCGTTCACCATCACGGCGTGATCAATCAGGGGCACGTCGCTGCCCTTTTTCTCCACCGTGGACGGCGCGTTCGGCTTGGCCCACTTCTTGGATTGCTGCACGTGCGCCTTCTGGTGCTTCTCGGCGAACATGCCCAGCTGGTCCAGGGCGTTCTCAATGCCGAGCTGGCCGCCCTGCACGGCGACCGCGATGCGGTCCATGGCCTGGCCCAACACCCTGCCGTTCTTCTCGGCAAAGTCTCGCATGAAGGGGCGTGCCGGAATCGTCTCGGTGCCAAACTCGTTGAAGATGGCGATGTCGATCAGGTCGGTGCCGCTCTGCGGATCAGCGCCGGCGTCGGCTTGAATGCCAAATTTCACGCCGCGCCCATCGATGGCGCGAGACAGCCGCACGAACTCGTCAAAGCCTTTGTCGATGGTTTTAGCAGACACGAGGGTACGTCCTCACAGTCGCCGCACCGACGCGGCACAGGCGCGCCAATCGCTCGTACTGGCCATAGAAGCCGGCCGGGTCGTCGGCGCCGTCCACGCGTCCATACGTGCGCTGCAAATCGCCCTCCCGCTCGCTGACCACGCCAGGCCGCGGCGTCACGCCATCGGCCTCGGCGATGCGCTGCAGCTTGATCCCGTACAGCAGCCAGGCCGCGTACCAGACCTGCGCCTCGTCCTGCCGCTTTTCCGGCAGGCATGCCGGCCGGTAGTCGGCGGCAATGTCCAGGGCCCGCTGCTTTTCATCGACCGGCATGGCGGCCACCGCCGGCGCCAGAAAATCCAAGTCTTCCACGGTGGCCGCCATACTCACGCTCCTACCTTGGCCTTCATGGCCTCATAGAGGCCCTGCAGCTCGGGTTTCTTCGCGTCGGGCTCATAGGAGACCTGGTTCTTATCGAGCCACGCCCTGAGCTCGTTCACCGAGGTCGGCTCTCTGCTGTTGCCCTCGGCGGCGGCTTTGCGGGCCTTCGCTTGCTCGGCCTCATCGAGGTCGGCCGGCGCTTCGGCCTCCTCGAGCAGACCACGCTTGATCAGATCCTGCACGCCACGCATCTCGGGATCCACCATGGCGCCGCGCGTAGGCGCGATCACCGTGTGATTACCGATGTTGATGACGGCCCTCGCCTTGTTCACGAAATACTTGCGCGCCATTACAGATCTCCTTTCGCCGTGGACAGCGGGTAGTACACAACCACGCCGCCCGCGCGCGCCAGGCAGGGCACGACCAGCTCCAGGCCACGCGCCTGAGCGGGCAGTTGGTTGAAAGGCATTGGCAGTTCCATCGAGAGGTTCTCCTCGCCGAACTCGTAGGCCATGATCAAATCCTTGCCGCCAGTACCAGCCCCCTCGAACTCAGCCGCAGCGATGATCTGCAGGCCGGGGTGCTTGTCCAGGAAAAACTGGCCCACCGTTTTTCCGTTGGAATCCGGCAGCCGCGTGGAGAACAGCTTGCTGCGATGCTTGGTCGGCATCACGATGCGCGTGGGCGTGTGCACACCCTTGGACTGCGTCGGCACCGCGTCGTAGATCGTGTCCAGGTCCGCCAGCATCTGGTCAGGCGTGGCGGTCGTCAGCCAATTGCCATTCAGGCCGACCACGATGGGCACGTTCGGGTGATTGGTCAGGCCATAGAGGCCGTATTTCGTGTCGCCGACCAAGGCCATTTGGTTCAGCTTCACCTCCACCGCCTTGCGCGCCGCCGTCGCTTTGCGCGTCGGCAGATTGGTGCGGTTGGCCTGCGCTGCCCGGATCTCCATGATGCTGTAGCCATACGAGTCGCCGATGTTTTTGACGGAGGCCGTCTTCTCTTCGCCCTTCACGTCGGCGCGCGGCAGGTCCATCGCATAGTTCGACACGACCTTGGCCATGCCGACCTCGTCGAACATCATGTACGTGAACGTCTCGGCCCACTCGGGCACCTCGGTGGAGATGGGCACCAGCTGCAGGCCCACCATGGGGGGCAGCTTCTTGTCATAGGTGCGCGACTTGACGTAGTCCAGCTGGCGCGCGGTGAAAAGACCCTCGTCCTCGCGCATGCCAGCCACCAGGCCCACGGCCTGCACCGCCGGCAGGTCGGCCTCGTCGTAGTGCTCGTGATTGTCCATTGTGTTTCCCAATGAAAAGGGCCCCGTGAGGGGCCCTGGTTTGATCGGATGCGGTGCCTGGGGTCAGGCAGCCGGCGGGGTGGCGAACGGTGCGGAGAGCTCGATCAGCGCGATCTTGCCACCGGCCACGTCCACAGCGTCGGAGCGGAACACCGCGTTCGGCACCGCAGTGGCGCCGTCGTCGGAGACCGTGCCGTCAGCCGCGCACATCACCGGGCCGTCTTTGGTCACCGTTCCGCCCGTGGTAACGATGGCCCAGCCGCGGCGCACGCGCAGCACGCTGACGCAGTCGAATTCGCGGTAGCCGCCATCGCGCGGAATGGTGTGGGTGTGCAGCGCCAGGCCGCGAATCTTCGTCCCCGGCCCCGCGACAATGCGGTCGTTGGTGGTGTCGCCCACGATCACGCCCGGGCGGATGTCACCTGCGGCGGCATAGGATTCGACATCGTCAAATCCCAGATCCGCCTTCATGCCGGCAAAGGCCGCGTCCATACGATCATCGTAGATAGCCATCATTGGCCCCCTTTTTTCAGATTGGCGATGTAGGCGGCACGCGCCGAGGCGCAACCGTCGGCGCCGTCCTCACGCTGGCCGCCCGTTTTCTGGGCGGGAGTGGTGTCGCGGCGCTGGCCCGCGGCGGCATCCTGACGTGCCTGCGCGTCGGAGATAGCCAGGTCGAAGGCAGCCTCGACGTAGCCGTCGGACTTGCCGGCCAGGTCGATGGAATCGCCCCGAATGGCCTTGATGACGCCCTCGCGCAGCGCGCGGTCGGTCGTATCGGCCTTGAATTCCACCTTGTGCTGGGCGGCGATCGTTTCCAGCTTCACGCGGGCCAGCGCTGCAGTATGCGCATCTTCACGGGCCTGCTTGATGTCCGCCTCGGCTTTGTCGGCGCGTGCCTTCTCAGCGTCCGCCCGTGCGGCCTCGGCGTCGGCCTTGGTCTGCGCCGCCTTCGCGTCTTCGCGCAAGCGTTGCAGCTCCTGCTCGACTTCCGGCGCGGCGTCGTACTGCAGGCCGTTGTCGAGGCGGATCTTGACCAGATTCATGTCACTGTCCTCTTCGGTTTTGGTTACGGCGTCCGCCGCGTCAAGGTTCAGCCGAGCGTTGCCCGCCCGGCCACGTTTCACCACCGCGAGGTGGTTGTATCGGATCTTGCGCTGGATGGCGTCGTAGCGCTCGCCCTGCGGCGACACGCCCGGTGTTTCATCCAGTTCGAGCTCGTAGCCGAGCGAGAGCTCCTTGTTGCCGGCGTCCACCGGCGTCGGGTCGAAAATCTGAATGTCTCCGACCATGTCGTCACCGTCCTGGCGACCATCGGACAGCACCGTGCCGATCATGTGCAGGCGCACGTTTTTGGCCGTAACTTTGCCGGGATGGCCGTCCGTGATCGGTTTGCCACGCAGCGACGCGAGGGAGTCGGCGTTGAAAACCTCTTCGGGCGGCCGATACTCTCGCCGCAGGCGCCCCCCGCCGTCCCGGTACTCGAACACGCCCGTGCGCGTCAGCACCGGCGTGTCGACGATGAATCCCTCATCGGTCCGGCTGGCCTTGAAAGGCACCCGGTCATATCGCATCACCATGATTTTCCCTTCAATGAACGATCAGTGCGTCCAGATCTTCAAGCTGCGGCAGCTCCGGCTCGGCCCAGCAGCGACAGCGGATGGGCTTGCCCGGGTGGCCGTCGGCCGGCGGCTTGTCCCACTCGAACTCCTGCCCTTCCCGAGCGACATGCTCATCGCGCTCGCGCTCGTCCAGGACGCCGCGCCACCGATACTTCTTGACGCCGACATTGCGCTGCCGGTACTCGGTCAAGTCGCCGTTGAGCTTGCCGATCTGGTCGCGCGCAATCAGCTCTGCCCGGTTGCGCGGCAAATCGTAGGATTCGCGGATCTGGCGCGTCATGTCGCGCAGCGATGTGCCTGCACGCACCGCGGCCACGACGCGGCCGTGCAGCGTGTCGAGGTATTTTTCAGGTATCGACCTGATCAGCCCGATGTTCTCGGCCTCCCACGACCGCAGAATGCTGGCCAGCCTTGGCTCGGCTTTGAACACGTCCACGCCATAGGCGTGCCGCAACAGGCGGTGGAACTGCTCGCGGTTGTACGCCTCCACACGCTGGGCCACCATTGCCGCCAGCTCTGACGCCTGCCCATCGGACACGGTGGCCACCGCCAGCGCCTCCATGAACGCCCGGCGCAGGGCCTCGAACCATCCGTCGTCGCCGGCTGGCGTGTTGCGCAGGTCGTCCTGGCGCAGCACGGCGGGCAGGGCCGCGATGACATGCCTCTCCACCGCCAGAGAGCACGCCACCGCGATCTTGCGCAGCGCGCTCTGGTAATCGCGCTCGTCGCCCAGCGGGTACCGCCAGGGCTTAGGTTTGCGCGGCGTACTGCGCGGCCGACTGGCCCGCGGAATCCGGGGTGAGGCCATACATGGATTCCTTTTTCATGAACTCTCGTGCCTCGTTTTGGCTCAGCCCGTTGTCCACCGCAGTACTGAGGCCGTCCATCAGCCGGGCCTGTGCTTCAGCGCGCGTCTTATCGACCTCGGCCTCTTCCTTGGCGCTCATCTGCTTAAGAGCCGGCCAGACGATGCTCCAATCCTCGCCCTGGCTCTCACCGGCCAGCGTGCGCTGCGCCCGGATCAGGGAGACGATGCGTTCGAGGGCGGGCTGGATCTTGACAGCTCGCCCCATCACGACGCCGTTGTAGAAACCCTCCAGGTCGCCGTCGCCGGTGGAGTTCATGCCGGCCGCAGAGCGACCGAAGAGCAACGTTACGGGGATTCCCGTCTCGGCCGACAGCGCGATCTGGAACTCTGCGATCACGTCGCGCACGCCGCTGAGGTTGGAGCTCAGCACCGTGTAGTCGTCCTCGCTGTCAACCGCCACGCCGTTCATGGCGTTGCGCGCCGCGTCGACCATCTCGACGCGCTTGCGCACGGTTTCTTCCATTTTTTGCTCGATAGCCTCGGCCAAGCCCTTCATCTTGTGCACGGCCTGCTGCTGTTTCTCCAGCAGGTTTAGCGACCAGCGCAGGCCAGCGCGGTACCGGCGGATGGCCCGGTATGCGGCGCTGACGGCAGGACGGCCAGCCCACGGAATACCCGTGCGGTTGAGCTTTGCGGGAAGTGGATCCCCCGGCACTTCGATCAGGCGAGATTCGTGCACGAAAAATTCTGCAGCCACTGCGCCGGGCGCCTGCGTTCGCACGCGGTACAGCTCGGGCATGCCGAAATTGGGCAGATTCGGGTCGGAGTACCGCTGGTCCGTCGCCGACACATCATCGAGTGCAAATACCTTGAGTTCCAGCAGCTCGTCCAGGCCAGACACGTTCAGCGGGTCGCGCAGCGCGCGCCCGTCCCTGCTGAGCAAGACGATTGCGCCGCCACCCGTGAGCCGCGCCCAGCGCCAGGCATCCGCCAGCGCCGGCAGCACTTTCAGCCGGTCCAGTTCACCGTGCACGCGGTCGTCGCCGCGAATCTCGACACCGCGCGACACGGCCGCATCGGGAATCATGTCCACGACACGGGCAGCCAGGCCGCCATCGGCGTACATCTCCATGTCGTTGATGGCTTGCAGCCCGCGTTCCGCGAGCGCGCGAAGGCCACCATGCCCCATCACCGCAGTGAGGTAACCGTCCTGGTTGATCATGCCTGTGCCAGCGCCCTGAAGCGCCCTATGTTGCTGCCCGCTGTGGCGAGCATGTCGTTGATGGCGTCGACCATTGGGTCCACCTGGTCATCGTGGGCGTGCGTGTCGTCCGCCGTGAATGCCTCGCACTCGGCCAGGAAATCGGCCACGAAATCGGCCTCTTCGGGGATGCAGATCAGCCCAGCCTCGATGTACGACTGCACGTCCATGACACGCGTCAACTTGTCTTTGACGCGCTCCACGCCCCTAACGGGGATCTTGCCATCGGCGGCGATCTCCTGGATCAGGCCGGTGCCGCTTGACTTGTCCTCAATGAGCATCTGCCTCAACGGCGCAGAGAGTTTCGTGTCGTATGGCCTGTGCTTGGTCCAAAAATCGACCGCACGGCGCTTGAGCTCCGGCGCGGCCCATTTCCCACGCAGCAGATCCAGCAGGTACAACTTTCCGTCGTCGCCCAGGCCCCAGCACTCGAACACGCTGTAGTCGTTGCGCTCGGCGGTTTTTTGCGCGGTGTCCACGAACACCTTGCGCGAGACGATCTTGGGCAGCGTGCGGTACCGCCCGAACCAAGCCCCCTGGATCAAGTCGCCGCCCAGCGGCGCTGGACGTTGCTGATACTGCGAAGCGAACACAAACCGACTGACACGCGCGCCGTCCTGATCGGCCCCTGTGCCCGCCTCCATGGCGAGCAGGTCGCCCAGCGGCTCTTTGTACGGCCAGTAGCTGAAGCGCCCCTTGTCGTCGCGCTCGGTGCTGCCCACTTTGGCCCGCAGGTGCTCCGGCAGGCCGGCGACGTAATCGTCGTCGATCATCGCCGGGATGACGATGTGCTCCCACTCGCCAGGCAGATTGCCAGCCTCGATGAACCCGGTCACATCCTCCTGCGCCAGCCGCTGCATGATCACGATGATCGGCGTGTCCGGGTTGGCCTTCCGGCTCTTGACGGTGGACAACAACCTGCGATTGGCCGCCGACCGCCGCGCTTTGCTGTAGGCGTCCTCGGGTTTCAGCGGGTCATCAATGATGATGGCACCCTGAAACCCCTCCGCCATGTGGCCCGCGCGAAATCCGGTGATCTGGCCGCCCAGGCTGACGGCGTACACGCCGCCGGCCTTCTTGCCGTCCACCAGGACGTTCCAGCGCTTCTTCGACTTCGCGTCGTCGGCAATCGCCAGGGGCCAGAGCTCCTGGAACTCGTCGGACTGCACCAGCTCGCGGGCCGTCTGCGAATTCAGCAGCGCTAGGTCGTCCGAGTAGCTGATGTGCAGGAAGCGCGCCCGCGGGTTCAGCGCCAGGCCGCGGGCCATCAGGTTGATGGCCACCAACTCAGTCTTCGACGAGCCCGGAGGCACATTGATGACCAGGTTCTTGATGCGGCCGTCGATGACGGCCTGCACCCTCTCGGCGATCAACTCATGGTGCCAGTTGACCCGAAATTTGATGGCCTGCCGATGCTTGAAAAAGTACCGGCTGAAGAACAAATGATCCCGCTCGCACATGGCTTTCGCCGTGGCGCGCAGGACCGCAGGATCAATACTCGTCGCTGAGCCTGGCGACGGCGGCGGCGACTTGTGTTTCATCGACCACCACCGTTTTCTGTTCTATCGGGCCACCGTCGACGCCCGTGTGTTCCCGCCTATTCGTAAATGCCCCTCCGGTTTCCTTGGCGGCCTGCTCAAGCACCGCCGCGGCCGCCACGACATTGCCGCGCTGCATGTGCCTCTCGTAGATTTTGCCGAGCTGCCGCAGGCGGTAGGACTGCTGCGCCACAGCGATATCGGCCTGCTCGGCCATGAAACGCCTGCGGGTCTCCCAGAATAGCTCAGCCCACTTTTTGCCCAGCGCCGCCCCGGCCACCTTCGTGGGGTCGTACTGCGCGACCTGCGTCCGCGGCACGTCTATGCCAAACTCCTCCCGCACTGCCTGGGACACCTCAGTGGGCGTATCCCAGCACGCCAGGGACTGGACAATGAATCGCTTGTGCGCCTCGCTGAGCTTTGCCATGTTGCAGATCCTGTCGCTATGCCGCCCTCAGGCAACAGCCACACGCCCGCGCAATGTCCAACCTCGGCACAGCCGGCGCGGCGCCAGCGGCCGCCGCCAGCCGCCGCACGTCTTCGGACGGCCCGTAGCGCGCTACCACGCCCACGAATTCCTCCACGTCGTGCCCGACGATGCGCAGCTTGGGCCGGCCCTCCTTGTCGAATGCCGGCGCGCCGAACTCGTCCAGGCATTGCCCGATGTGATAGAGCTCGTGCTCCACGAGCGCGCAGAATTCCGCATCGCTACAGACCTCGCAATAGTCGGCCGCCAGCGTGATCAAGAACTCGGGCACGCGGCCGAACCACTCGATCATCTGCTGTTCCTGGCGCGCCTTCTGCCAGCCGCCGGCCCGGAACATGACCCGTTCGGCTTGGCCCAGGACGGTGCGGCCAGCCTTCTCGAACGCGCCAGGCGCCCATAGAAAGGCCAGATCGGCATCCAGAAGGTGGGCGTGGCCGGGGTTGTGGAGCTGGCCGCCCCGAGCCAGGATGGTTTGCTCGACCCAGGCCAGCAGCTCGGGCGCCGGCCGGAAGCAATCCAGCTGCTGGGGTGGCGCGGGCCGCGTTGTGGGAACCTCGCTCATCCGCACTCCCATCAAACTAATAATTTTGCCTAAAACTTATATTTGACTTATAATTGAGCCCATGAACACGATTCACTGGACCCTGAAAGCCGCCAAGCAGTTGCGCAAGTTGGACCGCCAGCACCAAGTGGCGATCCGTGATGGCGTCGAGGAGCTGAAGGCAATGCCGGCGTGCCAAAACGTCAAGGCCCTGGCCAATCACCAGTACGGCTACCGCCTGCGCATCGGCAATTTCCGAGTGCTATTCAGCTGGGACGGAGCGATCCGGGTGGTGGAAATCGAAGAAGTGAGGAAACGCGATGAACGCACCTACTAACATCCAAATCATCAACGGCCCCGGCGGACAGCCGGCCTTCGTGGTCATCCCCTACGCGGATTACGTGGCCACCCGCAACGCGGAAAAGGGCCTGATCCCTCATGACGTGGTCAGCCGCACCGTGGACGGCGCGACGCCAGCACGTGCCTGGCGCGAGCATCTGGGCCTGACGCAGGCCGAGGTGGCCGGGCGCCTGGGAATCAGCCAATCGGCCTACGCGCAGCAGGAGAGCAGCGACCGGCTGCGCAAGGCCACCCGTGAAAAGATCTCGGCCGCGCTCGGCATCGAGGCAGCGCAGCTGGACTTCTGAGAGCTCAGAACAGGCCCGCTGGCGCGGCGGCCACGTCCGTGGGTCGGCTGTCGGTGCCAGGGTGGCCGCCCTGGCATCGTCGCCGTCTCTTTTCGCGCCTGACGCCCAAATGCAAAACGCCCCGGTTTTTGGCCGGGGCGTTTCGTCAGGTCGTACTTGCTACGAGTCTGGGCGAATTCTGCTCATCTTGATTCACGTTGTCAAGTGCCGTGGGCTTCACGTCCCCTTCCAGGTCCACGACGATATCGGCATCGCGCATGCGAATATCCAGGCGTTTCAGCGCCGCGCGACGCGCGCCTTCCACCAGCACCCGGTAAGCGCTGGCCGGGCGCTGCAACGCCGAATACGGCAGGTCGAAGCGATCGCACAGATCGCGCAGCCGCGGCCGCCCGCGCAGGATGTTGCCCACCAACAGGTCGGTGAGCTCGCGCTCCCGGCTGTCCGCCGGCGCCTCCGGGTTCAACCACTCCGACACGCGCCGCGCGCTGATGGCGCCCTCCTCGCCCGTGCCGTACTGCGCCTGCAGGATGTGAAAGCCGATGTTGTCGCCCAGCGTGCGCTCCAGGACCTTGATGGTGAAAACCGCCTGCGCGTGCCAGTCGTGCGGCGTCAGGCCCGACAGCTCCTTGCGCTCGTACTCCACGTCGAAACGCTCCTGCAGGGCCTCGCAGACCAGCTGCGTGGGGTTTTTGGGCTCGATCGGATAGGCCAGCATCAGGTAGGCCACGGCGATGGCGTGCTCGGGGCAGGAGAACGTTCCGGGTTCACGCACGATTCGCTCCTTGGGCGGGTTCGATCCCCTCGAGGAGGGTCACCACCACGGTGACGCCAGGCGAGGCACCGTAGACCTTGCGCTTGCTGTCCAGCACCACCTGGGTGTCGTCGCAATACACCACGCCACTGATGCCGTCCTTCACGGCCTTCTCGACGTTGTCCGCGTCCGGTTTGACCGTGGGCGCAATCTGGCCGGCGGCTGCACGCCGCTTGCGCACACCGGACCACGACTGCGGGATGGGCAGGACAATCTCCATGTCCATGCGTATCGCCCCGGTATAGGGCGGCCGGCCGGCCATGGCGCGGGCCGCGGCCAGTTTCACCAGGCTTTCGTAGGCGGCCGTGGCCTCCGGCGTGTAGTGGCGCGTGAAAACGCGCGCTGCGCCAGTCCGGGGATCCCGGCCAATGCGCGAGCTGGACTTCGCGCGCCCCTTCCCCCTGGGCACGCCCGGTACGGTGAAAACGATCTGGTTCGGCATCATGCTCCCTCGCCGCGCAGGCTGCGCAGCCATTCGATACGCGCCTCGGCTTTGGCCGGGGTCGTGGGTTGGTGGTCCCGGCACTGCCGGGGAAATTCCGGACTGACGAACGTGCCGGGCCGGCCGGCCATGGCGGCACAGCGGCCCAAGCCCAGCTCGGCGTAGCGCGGCGATTCGCGCAGCGTGAACAGCGCGCAGCGCACGCATTGGACGGTGGCGATCATGCGTGCACCCCGTAGTCGGCGCGCAGCCGGGCTCGGTCTTGCTCGGACAGGTTCGCGGCAGCGTGGACGCGCAGTTTGAACGCGGGAAACGGCTCGGTTTTGCCCTGTTCGAGGCCCAGCTCGGCACCCTTGGCGACGATGCCTGACGCGGTTGTGGCCCAGGCGAGTGGGTCGACCAGCTGCGCCGCCTGGCGCTTGCCGTTCACCGTACTCTGCGCAGCAGGCGGGGTCAGCACCTTGGCGACGAACACGTCCAGGAATCCCGGCGTGATCGGGCCAGGGTCGCCGGTTGCCTCGCGGTCCAGGACGGCCAGCTCGTAGGCTTCGGCCAGCTGGGTGCCGGTCACGCCAGCCGCGATCCACGCGACGATGCGCGGGTCGTTGCTCTGCGTGCCCCTGGGCTGCTTGCCGCGGGCCTTTTCCCGACGCCGCAGCCAGACAGCCACGGCCAGGGCCTTCTCGTCGAGCGTTTTTTCGCCGTCAAGCGGCGGCGGCGGGGGGTCGTCCTCGTGCGCGGGCGCACGCGCGTGAGACGCTGCCGCCGCATTATCTTTTATATATGTCCCTGTCCCTGTCCCTGTCTTAGCCGTGACATCCCCGTGACTTTCCTTGTGACTTCCTACGGGTGTCACAGTGACGCCCTTGTGACCCTCCGTGACGACGATGGAAATTCCGCGTGACGCCGCGACCTCACGCAGGTGTGACGTACTGGTGCCCTTCGCTGGCAGAATCACGCCCATGTCACGCAGCGCGGCAAAGAGCAACTTGCGGTCCTCGCGCTCCTCCCGTTTGCGCTCGTTATCGCCCTCGCGAGCCGCCTGGTGCTCTTCTCGCCGACGCATGGCCTCCAGTGCCTTCTCTGCTATCACCGGGTGATACAGACGACCGTCGCTGCACCTCACGAATCCGCGCAGCGCCATTGCCCGCACCTTGCGCCACGCGGCCAGCTCCTTGCCGGCTAGGTGGGCCAGGATCCTGTCGTCGTCCGGCAAGGATGCCGCCGGCTCCTGGCTCCAGCTCTTGCACCACAGTCGCAGCGCTGTCTTGAACTCCTCGCCCGTGGACAGCGCCATCATGTCGCTGTCGAGCAGCCGTTCGGTGTCCAGCGGCATGAATGGCAGGCCGCGCAGGTTGCAGTCCGGCGGGGTCATGGGCGCAGGCAGATCGGGGCTATGCGTCGTGTCCATAGATCCGTCCTGCTCTGTTTGAGGCTCCGCCCTCCGCCAGGGCGTTGTGGGTGAAATTCATGTTGTCCCCCCCGCCACGCGCCAGCAGGATGGACTGGCCGATGATCCCGCTCACAGCGCATCCCCCTCTCTGGCTGGCAGCGGCAAGCCCGCGTCGGCCATCTGAGACTCGACGGTGGCGCGCACGCTGCGCGCGGCGACGATGGATTCAGAGAGCTCGCGGTGCGCCCGGATCAACTCGTCGGCCGTGGCGGTGCCATCCAACAGGGCAGCGGCCGCGGCGCTGGCCTCGGTCTGTTCGCGCATCAGGTTGGTGACCTGGCTCACGTCCACGCCGCACAGCACCTCGAGCTGCAGGCTGCGCACCGCCAGCCCCAGCGGTCGCAGGATGTCGTCGATGCAGTGCCGGCGCCGGTCGTGCGGCATCGCCGCCAGAATCGACGGTAGGAAATTGGTGGGCAGCAGGTTGGTGTCCTTGCTGTCGTCGTCCAGCCAACGCGAGACGCGGTCGGCATTGACTTTCATTCGCGAGAATGTGTCCTGCGTGTGAGGGTCGAACCGGATGCCGGTCACGGCCGGGCCGTTGAGCTGTTCGTGGGCCTGGACGATGGCATCAACCATCGTCTCGCGCGACCAGCCGTGGGCCTTGCGCCAGGCCGTGGTGTGTTCGCGGACGATGGCGATCAGCGTTTTGTGCGATACGTTGCGCATGCGGGGTGAGCTCCTGACAGTTACATTCCCGCCATCACGTAGGGGACGACGGGAGAAATCGAATGGACAATTGGGAACGGGACGCGGCCCAGGCCACACGCGCGCTGCTGCAACTGGCCAAGAGCATCGCGGAGAGTGTGCTCGGCCAGGCCAGCGAGGAAACGGTGCGCGAGGTGTTCGGGCGGCTGTGCTGCGAGGTCGACGCACGGGGCGACGTTGAGCCCACGCGCGAGCTGGCCGCCACGCGGCATTGAGGCGTGGCGGCGGCAATGGGTGGCCAGTTCCAGCCCCGTAGAATGGGTGCTCTCACACAACCCTACTTCGGAGAAGGAACCGGCCATGGCAGGAAATTGGCATGTTGTGCTGCACCGAGAATCGGCTGCGGCAGAGGTACTTGCGAGGCAGCAGACGACAGACTTCGAGGGTCATCCTGCAGTGGAGTGTTCGCGCGTCGACTGGACCAATACGCACTATCTCGGCCTGCGGCTGTCTCCCACGCAATTGCATCCTTCAAGGGATTACGAAGCGTGGGTGCCGCACCAATCAGTTGTGGCAGTGATGCAGGTGCAACCCGAGGAGAGTCGTCCGATCGGCTTTGTTCAGCCGACAGGTGCTGCAGAAGCCTAAGGAGTACCGCGCGCAGCGCGGCAGCCAGCGGAGTCTCATGCATGGTTTTCCTCGCCTGCGCCAATAGGCGACGCGGTGTCGGATGCAGCTTGCGGCTGGTCTCTGAACTCCCTCTCCCAGCCGATCATGAGATACCCGAATGGCCGGCTCCATTCCGTCACGCCCTCGGGCGGCGTCAGCCCGGGGATGATTTGAGCCAGCTCGTAGGTGAAGCGGTTGCACACATCACTGACGGGCCGGAAAGTGGCATAGCCAATGTGACGACCAGCTCCATCACGCAGGCGCATGCCCAACAACTCCGGCGCCACCTCTCGCATCTTGGCCCCCTCCAGCACCAGGCGAACACCACCCCCGGCAGGTTCGAGCCAGGCGTGAATGTCCAGGTCGGCATAGGTCTGGAACTCACGCATGGCTCGCTCCGGCTGTGTCGGACTCGGCGGGCGGCTGGCCCGCCATGGGCTCGCGCAATGCGGCCTCCACGGATTCGAGTTGGCGCGCCCCGGGATTGGCGATGCGCCCCTGCGCGAACTTCGTCAGCCAGGAATAGGACACGCCCGCGCGCCTGCTGATGAGCGGCCAGCGGCCCTTATTCAGCTGCAGGCCCGAGCGGACTTCAGAAATTAGAGACATGGCGGCAACCTGAGTTTTGAATGCCGCCAATCTAGCATTATGTGGCTAGATCATCAAGCACCAAAAGGCTACCTCGCCTCGATACACTAGCAATCCAATGCCAGACGTAAAAGAGATCCTCGCCCAAAGTGTCGCCAAGCTGCTGGAAACGCGGCAGGACATCTCGCGTCTGAATCTCTCGAAACTGATGGGTGTTGCCGACGGCACGCTTGGGCGCATCAAATACGGCACAGGTAATCCGAACGTCGAGACGCTTCAACAAATTGCTAAGTTTTTTCGATTTGACACTTGGCAATTGCTGGTCCCCGGCTTCAATCCGCTATCCCCGCCGAAACTGGCCAACACGGCCACAACCGCGGTAGACCTCGCCCCGGAGGAAGTCGAACTCCTCACGCTATTTCGCTCCCTCAACGAGCCAGAGCGGACCTATCTGCTGCTGAACGCGCGCGGATACGTTGCAGGCAACCCCATTCAGAAGGGAACTCCTCCCATCAAAAGCACTGCCTAAAAGGTGGCGCCGCCGAGGGAATGTCATTTTTGTGGTCAGGTGGGCATGGCTGATAAAAGCATAAATGGCGTGGGGTCGGCTCATTCCGAAAGGCGCGAGGCGCTGAAGGCGAATATTTTTTCTGGCGATGATGCGCTCATCATTGCCGCACTTGAGGCAGATGGTCGATTCATCGACTCGCTTTGCGAGCCGGGATACCCCGCCACATTGCTCACTCTAGCCGGTAAGCGGAGGGTCTCGCCGAAGATAGGCAATCCCGAAGCAATTCCAACACTGCGCGGCTTTTTCTATGAGCATGTCCGCCGCGGATCTAGTGCAGCAACGATGTCAGCACAGCTTCGAACAAGACTGGATGTAGCCCCGGGACTCGCTCGGCTTATCGCCGTTGCCGGCATGCGCGAAGTTTGCTCCGCCATCACTCGCCACCGCTGTGCCTCACTGGGGGTAACCGAATACCGATGGCGCAGCATCTGCGCGTACCACATGGAGCGCGACGGCACCATATTCAAGTGGGACGATCCCCCAGAAGGCGGCCACCCTGGAGAGGGCGGTCTGTGTAAATGCTGGGCCGAGCCGAGGCTGCCGCTGCTCGAAGACCTGGACGCGCTGATCGTTCACGGCGACGAGCCATCCCCCCTCAGCCCCACCCCAAGTTTCCAGAATACACAGCCATTGGCCGCCAACGCTGTAACCACAGTTTCGGCCCCTTCAAGTGGGCCGACGTGGCGCACGCGCCTTTCGAACTGGTTTAAGAACATGGCGCGGTTCCTGCGCCGCCCCTGATTTCTCCCCTGCCAGAGCCACCGTAATTGGCGGCCTTTTTTCTCCATCCTAGCATCAAATTGCTTGACACTAGCCATTTAATGCTTAGAATCTAGCATTGCAGTGCTAGATCAATGGCGCTGTCATCCCCCTTCGGGGCGATCACAAAGGGAAACGCCATGCAAATCCACCCCACCGCGCCGGTAGTCGCGCTCAACCACTACCGCCACCACCACCACGCCGCCGAGCCGCTGCTGGGCAGCACCGAGCAGGGCGTAGCCATGATGCTGCGCTACGACGGCTACCAGATGCTGGTCGGCCATGTCGGCGGCAACCTGGGGGGCGCCGTCCTGCCTGTTACCCGCAAGATCGAATACAAGGCCTTCCCCTCGCGCCATGAGTGCAATGCCAAGTGCCTGAACGGCCGGCATAACGGCACCTGCGAATGCAAGTGCGGCGGCGCTAATCACGGCCGCGGCATGTTCACCAAGTTCCTTAAGGCGGCCTGAGCCATGACCGCCCGCGCATTCAAGGATTGCCCCCTGGCCGCGTGTGCGCTGTCGATCGAAGAGCGCGCTAAGTGGCTGAACGTGATCGACCCGATGCTGCGTTACGGAGGCTCGCCGGGCGACTGGGGCTACGACTCCAAGCTGGGCCGGCTGCTGCTGGCCCTGCGAGAAGTCCGCGAAGAAATCGTCAGTACCCCTTCAACGGACGCCTGACCATGCTCCCCGCCCTCCTCACCAACCTCCGCTACTGGTCGATCCCACTGGCCGTGCTGTTCGTTGTTGGCCTGGTTGTGATTGGCTGGTAGCGGGGAAGGAGAAAACGATGTCCGACTTCCTGATTCCGAGCGACGACGCCACCCGCACCGCCGACCACGGCGAGTTGCCGGGCGAGGCGGTCGTCCCTGTCCCCGAACTGGACGACGAGGCCATCCTCGGCGTGCTGTGCGATCTGTTCGCCCGCCGCACCCAGGTCGCGTTCGGCGAACGCCTGGATTGGTGGATCGAGACGCTGCAATGCGATCTCGACCCTCGGGCCGCCGCCGGCGTGGCACTGACCGCGATCAGCAAATGGCCGTTCGATCAGCGTGCCGGCGCCGCAGGCGTCGAGGCCCTGCGCGCCGAGCTGGTGTCGCGCGCCAGGATGTTGCTGGCACACCCCGCGCACGATGGGAGCCTGTGATGGCTGGATTCCTGCTCATCGGGATCGTGCTGATCGCCGTCGAGGTGCGCGACCTGCTCGCGCGCCGCAAGGGGCGGCGCAAATGACGGCCTTCCTCCTCTTCACCGCTTGCGGCCTGCTGGCCGCCTACCCGCTGGCCGTGCTGGGCGACCGCGTCATGGCCATTTTCAGGAGCGAAGCATGACGACGAATCACACATTCGGCCCATGGCGCAAGGCTGCAGGGATTGTCAGTAACCCGCGAGTCATTGTGGAAGACGAATCTGGCCTGACTGTTTGCGCGCTTTCTCTGCGTGGCGCACTTGGCGATATCAACCGCATGAATGCCCGCGCCGATCTGATCGCCGCCGCGCCGGAGCTGCTGGAAGCCCTGCTCGCCATAGTCTCCGAGTGCTGTGGTCCTGAGCGTCCCTACAGCGGCGACAGCTACCTTCCGGAGCAATTCATCATCGCCAGCCGCGCCGCCATCGCCAAGGCCAAGGGAGAGCAGGCATGAAGCCCACCAGCAACATCCTCGCCCTCTTCCATGACGGCCACTTTCTGGCGGAAGTCGTCGGCGGCGGCTACCGCGTGGGTCATCAGCGTGGGCGTTCGGTCGATTTCGCGTCCGGCACGCCGGAGGCTCGTCGCCTTGCTCGTCTGCACGAGGTGGGGTCGATGGACCAGATTCATGCCGAAGTGCAGGTCCAGTTGCAGGAGCACGGTGCCGCCGCGCGCTGCGACACGCTGAAAGATGGCGACAAGGATTGGGGCACAGGTTGTCAGGTCTGCGGACAGAAGCCGACCGTGCACCCCACCGAACTGTGCGGCCCGTGCTGCTTTGGCGAGGCTGAAACCGCTGGGGGGAACTGATGATGATCCGCCGCCTCTTGCGTGCCCTCGACCGCGACCATGCCGTCGCGGCCATCGCCATCGTCTGCGCCGTCGTCGGCTACGGCTATGTCCAACAGGCCGACGAAGCCGCAGCCATCACGGCGCACGCCGAAGCCACTGCGCCCCACAACCACTGACCCCCGGAGCCAACATGATGCAACGCATTATTCCGATCCGCGCGTCCAGCCTTGCCGAGCTGTTCGATTGCCCGGCGCGCTGGGAGGCCAAGAACCTGCTTGGCATGCGTATGCCGTCCTCGGGCGCCGCGCGCCTGGGCACGGCAATCCACGCCGGCACGGCCGCTTTCGACCAGGCCAGGCTGAACGGGAGCCCGATCACACCCGATGACGCCGCCGGCGAGCTGGTCAAGACCCTGCACGACACCACCGAGGAGGTGGATTGGGACGAGGCGCGGCCGCAGGACGCCGAGCGCATCGCCCTGGCCCTGCACACCCGCTACTGCGCCGAGATCGCGCCGCGGCAGGACTACGTCGCCGTCGAGCTCACCTGCGAGCGCATGGAGATTCCCGAGCTGGGCCTCGCCCTCACCGGCACCACCGACCGCGTGCGGCGCACGCCCACCGGCGAGCTGGGCATCGCTGACCTGAAAAGCGGTGCGCGCGCCGTGGGCGCCGACGGTGCCGTGGCCACCGCCGGCCACGGCCCGCAGATGGGCGTGTACGAGATCCTGGCGCAGTACGCCGTAGGCCAACCGATCACGGCACCCGCGCAGATCATCGGCCTGCAGACCGGCAAAACCGCCGCTGCCCAGCGCGTGGGCACCGCCGAAATAGCCGGCACCCGTGATGCGCTCGTCGGCACCGAGGAATCGCCCGGGCTGCTGCAGCACGCCTCGCGCCTCATCCACAGCGGCGCTTTCTACGCCAACCCCAAATCCGTTCTCTGTTCGGGCAAGTACTGCCCGCGCCATCCCACCTGCAAATACAAGGGTTGAACCATGTCCCAAACCACCATTCAGAACCTGCGCGCGCCCAGCGAGGCTAACCTTCCCAGCGTCGCCCCCGGATTCGGCAGCCTGCAGAGTTTCGAGCTCATGCAGCGCGCCGCCAATCTGCTCGCCAGCAGCACGCTCGTACCCGCGCAGTACCGCAAGGTTATCGAGAAGCTGGACCGCTACGGCAACGTCAAGGAGAGCCGAGAGAACCCCAACGCCCTGGCGAACGCCGTCGTGGCGCTCAACATGGCGCAGCGCATGGGCGCCGACCCGCTCATGGTCATGCAGAACCTGTACATCGTCGAGGGCCGCCCGTCCTGGTCCTCGCAATGGATCATCGCGGCCGTGAACGGCTGCGGCCGGTTTTCCCCGCTGCGCTTCGACATCAAAGTTCTGGGCCCCAAGTGTATCGACTACAAGTCGACGTACTGGGAAGCTGGCGAACGCCGCAGCAAGGTCGAGAAGGTCGAAATCGTCGACAAGGTTTGCGTCGCCTGGGCCATCGAGAAGGAGACCGGCGAGCGCCTGGAGTCGCCTGCCGTATCGATCGAAATGGCCGTCCTCGAAGGCTGGTACACCAAGAACGGCAGCAAGTGGCAGACCATGGACGAGGTCATGCTGCGCTACCGCACCGCCAGCTTTTTCGGCAAGTTGTATGCGCCCGAGCTGCTGATGGGCCTGCAGACGGTCGAGGAGGCCCAGGACATCATCGAGGCAACCACGGGCCCCGACGGCACCATCAGCGTCAACGTGGACGAGCTGCGCGCCTCGGCCGCGCCGACGCAGCGTCAGTCCAGCGCCTCGGCCACCAATGTCACGGACGTGGAAGCGCGCCCCACCAGCGCTGCCACGGATGCGCAGAACACGACCGACACCGCCCCCGCCGCGGAGCCAGTGGACGACGCCCGCGCAGACGACCAGCACCAGCGGGCCGACCTGCCCGGCACCGATCCGAGCGGCGACGACCTCGGCCTGGATCCGGCGAAGGTTCAGGCTCAGCTCATGAGCGCGACCACCATCGACGTGCTGGACGTGGCCTCGGATTCCATCGACGGCGTACTGGACCTGGGCGAGCGCGCCCGCCTGCACCAGCTCTACCAGCAGCGCCGCCTGTCCATGACCGCCGCGGCCCAGCGCGCGCCTACCCAGCGCCGCCGCGTGCAGGCGCCGGAATAACGCCATCGGCGAATGTCCGCAAATCCCCGCCGCGCCAGTGCGGGGAGCCCCAAACCCCTACACGCCTCGACCAGATTTTCAGGACAACCCAAGATGACCCAAGAATTTCAAGACCCCCGAGCCATGGCCGCCGACACGGTGGGCCGCGATCTGCTGTCGGCCCTCGTCCAGGAGCTGAAACTGTTGCCGGAGCCCTGGCACAAGCTCTCCCAAGCCAAGCAGGACGACATCATCGACCGCCTGCGCGAGCGAGTCGCCGACAACATCAGAATGGCCGTGCACTTGATCGCCAGCCAGGGCCGCACCGTGGTCGTGGGCGACCTAGACCAGGTGACCATCAAGGACGGGGCGAAGGCCGTCATCAAGATCAGCCGGGGCGCGGAATCGCTTCACGAACTCTACGACGCCCAGGGCAAGGCGGTGCTGATCACCGTGGCGTCTGTCGGCGAGCACATCTCTGGCATGGATCAAGTACGTGGAGAACCTGACCAGCGCGCCATGAACCTGGGCAAGGAATACACGGATCAGGACGGTGACGGTATGGACGACGACATCGTGGATGCAGAGATCCGCGTTTTGCCTGCACCGCCGGATGGGCCTAGCGAGGAGGAGCTGGAACGGGCATTCGAAGACGGCTACCGGGCCGCAAGCGAAGGCCGACCCGAATCGGCATGTCCAGTCATGGACGGTCAGCTCTGCATCCAGTGGGTCAAGGGGTGGAAATCGTGGCACGACGAGCAGTCGGCGGTTGATGAGGAGGAATGACATGAGAATCTCGCGCATCACCATCGACAATTTCCAGGGCGTGCGCGCCGCCCAGATCGCCCTGGCCACGCCCGTGGCGCTGATCGCCGGCCCCAATGGCGCGGGGAAATCCAGCATCGCCGAGGCCGTGCGCCTGGCGCTGCTGGGCGCGCCGGAACGCGTCGGCCTGAAAAAGGAACTGCCCCTTCTGGTCACCGACGGCGCCAAGCTTGGCAGCGTCGCCCTGGAGCTGGACACCGGCCCGGTATCGTTCTCGTTGCCCAAGGGTACGCAGTCGGGCGAGGCCCTCGTCCCGCAGTCCCCCGCTCTGCCCTTCGTTCTGGCACCGGAGACATTCGCGGCCGCCGCGGCCGACGACCGCCGCAAATTGCTGTTTGGCCTGACGGGGACTCGCATTTCCCCTGACGAAATCGAGAAACGCCTGCTCGCGCGCGGCTGCGTGCCGGCGCTGGTGACGCAGATCAAGCCGATCCTGCGCACCGGATTCGGGCCGGGCGCGGAGTTTGCCCGGCAGCAGGCCACTCAGGCCAAAGGCGCGTGGCGTGCCGCCACTGGCGAAACCTATGGTGAGAAAAAGGCACGGGACTGGGCCGCCGAAATCCCCCCCTTTGACCGCGTCGCGCTGGAGCGCGCCAGCGCAGACCTGACGGCGCTGGATGAGCGCATCGCGGCCGCCAACCAGAGCCTGGGCCAGATGGCCCAGAAAGCCGAAGCATACGCGGCCGCGCGCGACCAGATCGCGGCCCGCCGGGCCAGGGCCGCGAAACTGCCTGCGTTGCGCCAGAAGCTGGAATTTGACCTGGCCGAGCATTCCAAGGCGGTCGCCCACGTGGACGCCCTGCAGGCCAAAGCCGGGGCCGGCCCTCGTCACGGTCTGATCCACGATCTGGCGCGTGCGACGGGCTACCTGCTGTCGTATGTCAATCTCGACGATTTGAGCGATGAGGACTGCGCGGCACAGGACGCGCTGCGCCGCTACGAGGCCCAATACGGCAAGCCCGACGCCGCCGGAGACGCCGAGGCTGCCGCGGCCCTGCCCAAGGCCATCGAGGCCCGCGACCTCATGGCGCGTAGCGTGGAGAACGACCGCCGCGACATCGCCGCAGCCGAGGAGGCAGCCGCCAGCCTGGACGGCGCGACTGCGCCCGAGGCCGTGGAGCGCGCCGACGTAGAGGCCGTGCGTGCGCGCCTGGCTGCGCTCCAGGCCGAACGCAAGAGCCTGGACGCGGTCGTCCAGGGGCTGCTCAACGCCAAGCGGGCGGCAGTCAGCGCTGCCGAGCGTACCGCGAACGCCGCGCGCTATCACCAGGAGGTGCTGGCATGGGGCGCCATCGCCGACGCGCTGTCGCCGGACGGCATCCCCGGCGAGATCCTGGCCGAGGCCCTGCAGCCGTTCAACACCAAGCTGGCCGACCTGGCCGACCTGGCGGGCTGGCGCGCGCCCGCCATCGGCGGCGACATGGGCATCACCTGGGGCGGCCGGCCCTACCGCCTGCTGTCGGAATCCGAGCGCTGGCGCGTGGATGCGCTGGTGGGCGCCGCGCTGGCCGAAATATCGGGCCTGCGCTGCCTGATCCTGGACCGCTTCGACTGCCTGGATCTGCCGGGCCGCGGCGATGCACTGGGCCTGGTCGACGCCCTGGCCGACGAGCGCAACTTCGACACCATCCTGCTGCTGGGCACGCTCAAGGCCCCGCCGGCCGCGCCCACCGAACTGTTCACCGTTTTCTGGATCGACCACGGCCACGCGGGCCAGCAGGCAATGAGGGAGGCCGCATGAAATACCACAGTTCCGACATGCAGATCGCTCGGCGCATGGCCGGCGACCAGCTGCGCCGCCTGGGCGCGCCGGTGAGACCGTCCACCACGGTAATCCAGATGGCGGAAATGATCGCCGAGCGCACCGGATGGCCGGTGCCCATGGAGATCACGCCGGACTCGCTCCTGCCCTACCTGCTCCGATTTTTGGAGCTGCGCGCCGAAGCGACGCCGCCGCCGTACCGTCCCGTCGTCCGTCCGCCGCTGCGTTACGGCCTGTCCATGCGCGTCACCGCCGCGCGAGCAGCGGCTGTCCAGCCGCGCCTCATCGTCGCCGCCAGCAACGTCGTCACCTGGAGGGAACTCGCAACATGACATTTCATACCGCCATCGCCCGCCTGCGCGAGGCGTCCTATGCCGCGCCGTCGGCCGGAGAAGGCCCGAACACCTGCCTCGTCGGCCGGCACGACCTGCGCACCGCGCTGCATGTCATTGATCGCCTGGATGCCGACCTGCGCCGCGTCGGCGTCATATCGCATGGCGCGGTGACCGAGCCCGCTCCCACCGCCCCCATCCCCGCCGGCTGGAAGCCGATAAGTTCTGCGCCGAAGGACGGCACGCCTGTGCTGGCATTTTGGACTGGCGCTACCGAGGCCGCTACGGTGTACGGCAGATCCTACGGGATCACCATGTTCAAACACGGCGAGTGGGTAAATGTCGATAACTGTGACGACGCTTACTCTGAACCCACGCATTGGATGCCTCTGCCCGCCGCTCCCCAAGGAGCTGGAGCATGCTGACCCCGCAACTTGTCCTGGGCCTGGCGCCCAAGCTGGTCGTCGACATTTTTGCCGGCGGCGGCGGCTGGTCGACCGCCTACGAACAGGCCACCGGCCAGCACGTGCACATCGCCATCAATCACAATCCCGATGCCCTGAGCATGCACGAAGCGAACCACCCGCAAGCCCGGCATTACATCGCCGACGTGTGGGAAGTGTGCCCGCGCCAGGCAACCGGCGGCATGCCAGTGGGCTGGCTGCACCTGTCGCCGGACTGCACCGACCACAGCCAGGCCAAGGGCGGCCAGCCGCGGCGCAAGAACATCCGCGCCCTGGCCTGGGTTGCCGTGCGCTGGGCCGGCACTGTCAGACCCGACATCATCAGCCTGGAGAACGTCGTCCAGATCCTGAAATGGGGCCGCCTGATCGCCAAACGCGACCCGGCCACCGGTCGCGTGGTCAAGCTGGATGGCAGCGTGGCCGAGACAGGCGAGCGCGTGCCCGTGCAGAAACAATACCTGGTGCCCGACCCGAAGCAGCAGGGCAAGCACTGGCACCGTCTGGTGGCGATCCTGCGCCGCCAGGGCTACACCGTGGAATGGCGCGAACTGAACGCCGCCGACTACGGCGCCGGCACGACGCGCACGCGCCTGTTCATGATGGCGCGCCGCGATAGCCTGCCCATCGTTTGGCCGCTGCCCACGCATTTCAAGAACCCGACCAAGGGGCAGAAACGCTGGCGCGCGGCCGCTGATGGCATTGATTGGAGCATCGAGGGACGGAGCATCTTCAACCGAGCACGCCCACTGGCCGACGCCACCATGCGCCGGATCGCGCGCGGCATGAAGCGGTATGTGCTGGACTGCGCGGATCCGTTCATCGTGCCCATCGCCAACTGGAGCCGCGACGCCACGCACTCGGCGCGGCAGCCCATCAGCACAGTCACGGCGAAGCCGCGCGGCGGATCACATGCTGTGGTCGCCCCAGTGCTGGCGGGCGTGGGTGGCCGGGCTGGCCAGAGCGAGCCCAGGCCAGCCAGCGAGCCGCATTACACCATCACCCGCAAGGGCGACAGCGCCGTCATCGCACCCGTCCTGGTCCAGGCCGGTCATGGCGAAGGCACGCCAGGCCGGGCCAGACGCTGGGGCAGCGGCTGCAACGATGCTGGCGACCCGGTGGGCACGCTCACAGCGTCATCGGTCAGCCATCAGGTGTGTACGGCCATGATGGTCCAGGCGAACGGCGGCTACAACACCACGCCGGCCCATGACGTGCGCCGGGCGGCGTCCACCATCACCAACACCGGTAGCCAGCAGCAGCTCATCACGGCCCACCTGACGACGCTGCGCCGCAACTGTATCGGTCGGGATATGGGCGAGACGCTGCCAACGCTCACGGCCGGCGCAGAACATCATGGCATCGTGGAATACGACCTATCGCCCGACGACCAGGCAGGCGCCCTTCAAGTCGCGGCATTCTTGATGCGCTACTACGGCGAGGGCGGCCAGTGGGGCGACCTGCGCGACCCGGCCAGCACGTTGACTACTAAGGACCGCCTAGCGCTGGTCACTGTCTACATCCAGGGCAATCCCTATGTGGTGGTCGACATCCGCCTGCGCATGCTCACGCCGGCCGAGCTGTACGACCTGCAGGGCTTCCCGCGTAGCTACATCATCACGCACGGCCACGATGGCCGCGTGTTCACCAAATCCCAGCAGGTTCACATGGTCGGCAACAGCGTCAGCCCGCCGCCGGCGGTCGCGCTCATTGCCGCCAATGCCCCGCGGGAGCTTCTGTTGAGGAAAGCAGCATGACCAACCAGAGCAACACCCCCCAGCCCGTGCTGACGGACGAGGAGATCATGCGATCGGCCATCAACGCGAGCGACAGCCTGAACATCACGCGGTTCCATGGGATGGGCGCCCCGTCCCGGACCATCATGGACGACGCCGGGCTCCTGGAGCTGGGCCGCGCCATCGAAACCGCCGTGTTATCCAAGCTGCGCGCCCCTGTAGCCGATGAGCGGGCGCTGCCACCGTTGCCCGCCGCCTGGGGCAGCGCCATCAATGACGCGGGGGACGGTCACGTTGACCTCTACAGCGCCGAGCAATTGCAGGACTACGCCCGAGCCGCCATGGCCGCTACGAAAGGGGAAAGCAATGAATGACGTACTGAATGATGCGCTGTCGAACCTGGAACACGACAACTACGAGCGCAGCCACAAGGGGTACGAGAATCGACAGGCCGATGTTGCGATG